CAAACATGCAGCAGCGGATAGAGACAATAATATTAAAGAACCTATTACATAATGAAGAATATTCTAGAAAAGTATTACCATTTTTAAAAAAAGATTACTTTTTAGAACATACAGATAAATTATTATATCAGCAAGTAGACCTATTCATCAACAAGTATAATAATTTGCCCACTAAAGAGGCGTTAGTTATTGAGTTAGATAATACTCCATTGAAGGATGAGGAATTTGAAAACGTAACAGAATTATTAACCCACTTGGAGGGACAAAAAGATGAAAAATCAGATATTCAATGGTTATTGGAAACAACAGAAAAATTCTGTCAAGACAAAGCAATATACAATGCCGTTGTCCACTCAATTAAAATATTGGATGAACCTGAAAAATCTAAAGATGACAAGGGTGCTATTCCTGAGTTGCTTACCGATGCTCTTTCTGTTAGTTTTGATCCTCATGTCGGCCATGATTACCTTTTGGATTCTGATGATCGTTATGCATTTTATCATAGGATTGAAAAGAAAATCCCCTTTGATCTTGACTTCTTCAATAAAATAACACAAGGTGGTCTATCTTCTAAAACTTTAAATATTGCTCTTGCAGGAACAGGTGTTGGTAAATCGTTGTTTATGTGTCATGTTAGTTCTGGTGCCTTATCACAGGGACATAATGTTTTGTATATCACATTAGAAATGTCAGAAGAACGAATTGCAGAAAGAATAGATGCAAATTTGTTGAATATTAAATTAGACGATTTGGTAAGCTTACCTAAACAGATGTATCAAAAGAAGATAGAAGATCTCAAGAGTACGGTTAAAGGTAGATTGATTATCAAGGAATATCCTACAGCCGCGGCTAGTACAAACCATTTCAGATCGTTATTGAATGAACTAAATCTCAAGAGAAATTTCAAACCAGATATGATTCTTGTTGATTATATTAATATATGTTCTTCTTCAAGAATTAGACCAGGACAATATGTAAACTCTTACAGTTATATTAAATCTATAGCAGAAGAACTTAGAGGATTGGCAGTAGAGTTTGATGTTCCTATTTTGTCGGCTACCCAAACGAATAGGCAAGGTTTTCAAAATACAGATGTTGGTCTTGAAGATACTAGTGAGAGTTTTGGACTTCCCGCAACTGCAGATTTTATGTTTGCTATTATTAGTAATGAAAATTTAGAAGAAGCAGGACAAATATTAATCAAACAGTTAAAAAATCGATATAGTGATATTACCTCAAATAAGAAATTTTTAGTAGGAGTTGATAGAGCTAAAATGAGACTTTCCGATTTGGGAGAATTATCACAATCTGGATTAGTTGATACTGGTAAAGAAGAAAAACAAGAGACTCCCTTATTCGATACATCCTCTAAAAAGGCTAAAAAAGATTTTGGGGAGTTTAAGTTTGAGTAAAGATTTACAATGATAAATGTGGGAATAAGTCGAGGGCATAACTCTTCTGTTGCTCTCTTGGAAGATGGAGATATTGTATTTCATATAGAAAATGAAAGATTTTCTAGAATAAAATATGATCAATTTCCATTTACTGCACTTTTTAAAATAAAAGATTTTACTGATTATATAGATAATTTGAGTATTGCCGGATTGAATGAAGTAACTCCAGCTGGAGAATATTGGACTCAACATGATATTTACACAATCTTTGTTTTAAATTTAAATAAGTCCTTTTGCCGAAAAGGTTTTGGCATACAAGATTTGGGGTTAGATCATCATAAAATGCATGCATCTTGTGCATTTTATAATTCAGGTTTTAAAGAAGCAATATGTATTGTTAAAGATGGAGCAGGATCAGAATATTATTTTGATGATGATAACTTTTGCGGTAGGGAAATTTCCTCTGTTTTTTCTTGTAAATATCCAGCTGACTTTGAAGTAATTGAAAAGCATGTGGGGTTTCTATTGTCTCTATATATAGATGCCAATTTAACAACTCAAGATTTAGATAGGTTTTCTACAGAAAAAGTTAAAATTGATGATACTATAAGTCCAGCGGAAGTTTTTGAATTCACATCGGAAAACTTTGGTTTTCATCCCCTAGATGCTGGAAAAATTATGGGTATGGCTACATATGGAAAAGAAGATTCTTCATTACCTCTCATTTATAAAGATGGTAAAATAAATAAAAATTTGTTTATTTACATTAATCCAGAGAAACCAGATTTAAATTTAGATCATCAATCATTAACTTGGAGAGAACCTACGACTGATTTTCAAGATAAAGCAAATTTTGCTTTTGCTTTACAAAAAGTCAGTCAAGAAAATGTGAAAAAATATATATATGATATTATTGATAAAACTAAATGTAAAAATATTTGTTTGTCGGGAGGATTCTTTCTTAATTGTGTAGCAAATTATGAATATCTTGATGGTTTACCTGAAGATGTAAATTTATATATAGATCCAATTTCTTCAGATGCAGGAACTTCTATTGGAGCAGCAAAATTTATTTGGCATTCAAATCATGGAGATACAACCATAAGAAAACAGAATACAATATATTATGGTCCTGAACCCGATTATAATAATGTAAAAAATAAATTAAATAAAAACGAATCTATAAGTAAAGTTAATTATAAGGATGTTATATCTCTAATACTAAAAAGAAATCCAGTTGCTCTTTATCAAGGTAGATCTGAAGCCGGGCCGAGAGCATTGGGGAATAGAAGTATTCTTTATGATCCGAGAGATAAAGATGGAAAAGATGTTGTAAATAGAATTAAAAAAAGAGAATGGTTCAGACCTTTTGCCGGAACAGTATTACATGAAAGAGCAAATGAGTGGTTTGATATGAGAGGACTAGAAGAATCTCCTTATATGTTATATGCATTGAACGTTAGAAAGGAAAAAATAAATGAAATTCCTGCCATAACTCATGTTGATGATACTTGTAGGGTACAAACATTGAAACAAAGTCAAAATTTACATTTTTATAATTTAATAAAACTCTTTTATGAGCAGACGGGAGTGCCAATATTATTTAATACTTCTTTTAATTTAGCAGGCGATCCTATAGTAGAAACCTTAGATGATGCCTTATATGCATTAAGAAATTCAAATTTAGATTATTTGTATTTACCAGAGATAAAAAGTATGATACATGCATCAAAGGAGAATAAATTTGAGTGATGACAATATAATTGATTTAGAAGAATATAAAAAACAAAGAAAAGAAGATAGGGAAGCATATTATAAAACCCTATCTGTTCCCACCCTCAAAGCATTCGAACCCGATTGCTATTACATCAACCCTGAAAAGGGAACGATGATTCATGTCTTATTTATTACAGACAAAAGCGACATTTTTGACAGAGAAATGATCTATGTTATGGAAGATCCAGTCGGAACCTTTTATTGTGCTATAGTAGATGAAGATACTTGTAAAGGATGGCATGAACTTAGTGGAGATGTTTTTGTACACGAAGTTCTAAAAAAGAGATATGAAGGTGAATTACCACCATTTCCAGATCCAGAGCCGGCTTAAGATAGTTAGTTATTATAAATATATCAGTAAATTCTATTCTAATTAGGAGAAATTGATGAGGCCATTTAGACAACATAAGCTCATGGTTGAGTTTGTAGAAAATCTATTTGAATTTAACATAGAAGATAGAAAGCCTGGCTCTTTAGGAACTTGGTCTAGCACAGGTTGGCCTGTTTCACAGGATTGGATCACAAATGGTTTAGGTGATCATGGAATTAAATTAGATCAAAATTCTATTTTTAAAGTTGTTGCCGCTCCCACAAATGGTAAAAGTATAACAATTGGTGGTGAAAAAGATGTAAAAGCCTGGACTGAATTATCTGATGGCCCAGAAGGTGCAGTTATAGCTACTATTGGATGGACAAAAATAGCCCCAAAACTGTTCAAACAACTAAAAATGGGAAAAAATATAGTATGGGGAAGCAATACCAATGCCTTAGAAACCGCACAATGTTTAGGAGTATATCTTGATGTAGATGATGCTCTTGCTGATTATAAAACAGATAATGCTAAAGGACGAAAAGATTGGATACCAAAGATTGAGTCAATTTTCGGTAATGGTCAAGATTGGAATTCCGCCGGAGTCGCGACTCTAAAAGCAAAAATGCCAGAAATGCCAGATGATAATTTTTTAGAATTATTACTCTTAGCAAAAGGAGTAAGAAACTTTATTGACCAGTTTGGTAAAAAAATCGGCCCTCCGTATCATATCATACATGGTAGTATTAAAGATTATTATACCGCAGAAAACCAGAATTTTGGGTTAGAAAACAAAGGAAAAGATAATACATCAGATTTTATTTTGGCTAATACCTCTGCTTCTAAAGTTATAGATGCAGTTACAAATCAAAGTATAAAATTCAAAGACATTGGCGGAGGAGATTATTGTTATACTGATGACGCATCAGAGTCGATTAAGTTTTATCAAATTTCATTAAAAATGGCTCATGGTCAGTTAGGAAAAGTAACAGACACAATGAAATCCAAGTACTTTCCTGGTCGTTCTTCAACTGATTTGTACCGATCTATGGTAGGAGACAGCTGGGACCCTATTGTAAAAAATTATTTAATCGAACAAGGCTATGAATTAGATGAAGGCTTATTGAGTTGGGCTACAGATGTAGTATCACAAGGAATCTCAGCTATAAAAGCCGTGTCTATGGAATGGTATGAAAAAATAGCAGGATGGGTAAATAAACTTAAAGATTGGGCTCTTGGACTTTCTAGTACTTTTGATTCAAAAATGCCTACAGGAAAGAATCCAACTGCATATCAAATAAAATTGATTAATCAAGTTTTAGTTGAAGATGG